TCAAGCTCTCGCCGGTGCCGGAGCCGACCGATACCCTGCTCCGCCCGATGGGGACCGAACTCATCCCAGCGGCAGTCGCGGTGATTGACCCGCGTGAAGTCCTCGACCAAGCCCCGGCAACGGACAACGAGACCCCATCCAACGCCCCGACGCAAGCCGAGGACGAGGCGGAGGAGATGGAGGAACCGGAAAGCGACGAGGAAATCGAGGACGAGGACACGGACGATGAGGAGGCCGAGGAAGGCCGCGCCGAACCCGTCACGAACTTCCCCGAGGACGGCGACGATAAGAAAGTCACGCTCCGCAACTCGCAGTACCAGTTGTTCCCTGTCGGTGAGGCGGAGGACTTGAAGGAGAACTGGCCCGAGATTTGGCGGAAGGGCGGCAACGTCAAGGGCAACGAGCAGTTTGCCAAGCTCGCCCCGCTTGCCAAGCGCGGCGGGGTGCCAGACGGTGAGGCGGAGGAGAACGCCATCCGGTTGCGTGAGGCGTGGGTTGCTCGGCACCGTGGGGACTTCCAGCTTGCCGGAGTCGTGGCGCAAATCAAGTGGCTGGCGGTCGGGGACCGTGGGCTTGACCATATGCGGGCCGTCATCCGCGAGGCGAAGGACAAGCTCAAGGAGGACCGGAGCGAGCCGACCGGACGGATGCAGATTCGGACGCCGGAGGAGAAACGGGCCTATTGGGAGCGGGCGATGCAGGAGTTGGACCGTACCGAGCAGACCTACAAGGCCACGGCCTCGGCGCAGTTCCGTCGTGAGCGGAAGCGCGTGACGGATGCGATTGCCAACGCCGGATCTGCCGCTGATGCATCAGCGCGTGTGCGCGAGATGTACCGCCCCACCGGAGCGTTTGCCGAGGACTGGCAAGAGTCCTTCACGCCGCTCATCACCAAAACCTACGAATCTGGGGCCAAGCAAGTCGCTGGCGTCGGGGCGTCAATTCCTGCCGCGCTCAACGAGCGTGGGCGTCGGCAAGACGAGTTCGGTGAACTGGTGGATGTGCTGTCGAGCGCCGAACTGAAGCAAGCCGCCCTGCGAGCGATTGCGGGCCGCGCCAAGCGCCTGTCGGATTACGTTGGGGATACGACATCAAAGGAAGTGACCGCCGCGATTCGGGCCGGTGAGCGGGCTGGCTTAAGCGTCAAGGAAATCAGCCGCCTCGTCGGTCGTGCCATCTACGGTGAGGACCGGATTGACGCCCGCACCAACGCCATCGCTCGCACGGAATCGGCTGGCGCGTTGTCGCAGGGATCGTGGGACCAAGCGCAAGCCGAGGGCGAGTTGTTCCGGTCAAAGACTTGGCTCTCTTTTACGGACGCCGAGACCCGCGAAACGCATATCGCGCAGAACGATATGACGGTCGGCATCAACGAGTCTTTCCCGAACGGCTTGGCCTATCCGCTTGATCCGAGCGGGGACGCCGCTGAAGTCATCAACTGCCGCTGTGTGTTAGCATACAGCGATGAGCCTGTCTAACCTCCATCCCTCTTTGACCAATGGCTGACCAGAAGATTTCGCAACTGACGGGTGGCGGTGCCGCCCAAGCGACGGACGAGTACGTCGTAGCCCGAGCGGGCGGGAACAACAAGATCACAGGGGCCAACGTCGCGGCGGCGGCTACCTCTGTCGGCACCCTGTCCTCGCTGACGGTCAGCGGCGACCTGACGGTGGATACCTCGACGCTCAAGGTCGATAGCGCGAACAACCGCGTGGGCATCGGGATGACCGACCCGGCGACGGCGTTGAATATCGGAATGGCAAACGCCGCCACGACCAGCCTCATCGGACGCTACAACACTTCTGGTGCAAGCGCGACTGGAACGTTTCGCGTCGGTGCTGGTGAGTTTACGATTGCACAACAGGTTCGGTCGTATATCGATTTCGTACAATCGTACAACGGCTCGTCAAACGATTACGACATTCAGTTTACTACGACGAAGGGCGGTGTCGGCGGCGGTGTTCGCGCCATCATCGACGCCTCCGGCAACCTCGGCCTCGGGGTGACGCCGAGTGCAAGCAATGCCTGCAACAACTTCCAGATTGGGCCGAACGGCGACACCCTCTCTAGTCGCATCTCGGTGCCGCAGTTGGCAATATCCAGCAACGCCGTCGGCAATTGGTATGCGGCGACGTACAAGGTCAACGGCTACGCCACGCAGTACACCCAGCAGGGCAACGACGGTACTCATGCGTGGTTTACCGCCGCCTCTGGCACCGCCGGGAACACCATCACGTTCACGCAGGCGATGACGCTGGATGCGAGTGGGAACTTGGGGCTTGGTATCACTGCCCCAACGATGAACGGTGGCGGCACGTCGAAGGTCATGCACATCAACGCCGCTGGCGCGAACGAGTGGGCTATCTCGCACTACACCAATGCCACGACTGGGACTGGTGGCAGCGATGGTGGGATTGTCGGTATCATTGGAACAGACTTTGTTGTAACGAACTACGAAGCTGGTCCTGTTATTTTTGCTACGAATGGCGGCACCGAACGCGCCCGCATCACGAGCGGGGGGTATTTCAAGGCGTCGAATGATGGGACGTATGTCGGCTCAACTGGTAGCTATCACGAACTGCGGAATAGTACGACCGGACTTGAGGTTGCCAAGTTTACCCAAGCGTCAAGCTCTGACCCGTATGGTGTTCAGGTTACATTTAGCGCCGCATCGCCCAATGGAACGGGCAACTGGTTCTTGTATTGCAATGACAGCACCGCCCTTCGCGCCGAAATTCGCTCAAATGGCGGCATTGCTAATTACAGCGCCAACAACGTCAACCTCGCTTCTGACGAACGGCTTAAGAAGGACATCGCCCCGCTCGCCTCAACGTGGGACAAGCTCAAGGCCATTGAGGTCGTCAACTTCCGCTACAAGGACTGCAACGAGGGCGACCCCGCGCTGTATGGCGTGATTGCCCAGCAGGTCCAGCCTATCGTACCAGATGTGGTTGTAGTCACTCGTCAGGCGGTTGCGGCAAAGGACGCGGTGTTGGACGAGGACGGCAACGAGGTTGAGCCAGCGGTTGAGGCCAGCCCAGAGTATTACGGCATCCGCGAACAGCCGATGTACTGGCTGGCGATTAACACTTTGCAAGAGGCACAGGCCCGTATCGAGGCGCTGGAAGCCCGCCTTGAGGCGCTTGAGGCGTGATGAACTGGCTGAAAGGCATCGGGCGGCAACTGCTTCGAGCCTTCGGGCTGGGCAAGCAGAACCCGCCACTCAACTGGGGACAGACCGTACTCGCGGTCACAGACCGCTCGTCTCTTGACGCGCTCTGGGTGGCCCAGCACGCCATCGTCACGGGGCGTGGGGGTGAAGCGCGGTACGCCAGCCCCGAGGGGTTGCGGTACGGGGTCTACCAGTACGACCGCTTCCCCGACGGCTCGACGCATTGGGGCAAGTATTGGGGCCATAGCCGCGTGATTGTGGTGCTGAAGGCTCACGAACACAACGCCAAGCTCTGGGCGCATGAGTGTCGGCATGATGTGCTGGGGACGGAAGCGCACCCGTCCGAGTGGTTTCGTGGTTCCTCGTTAGATTTGCCGTAACCCTTTTACTGGAGATCGTATGAACCCCATCGAGTTCACGAAGGACGAAGCCCGTGTCTTGCTTGCTATGATTGATATCGCTGTTAAGACGGCAGGGTTGCAAGCCGCTGAATCGGCGGTGGTATTGTCAAAGAAAATCAACGCCGCTATGATTGAAGAAGCGGCCCCGCTTGCTATCGTGGAGTAATCGTATGTCCGTGCGCCACACTCGCTATCACTTGACGGAAGCGGCCCCGCAGATTCGGGCCGAGTCGGACCTGCCCCCCGGTATTGCAGGGCGGGTGTCGGGCGTGGCGCTGACCTACGAGGTGGTGGATAGCTACCAGACGATGTTTGCTCGCAAGAGCGCCAAGCGCACGATTGACAACAAGGTGGCCGCTCGCAAGGTGCCGCTCCTGATGGATCACGAACGCACCAGCAAGGCGCACGTGGGCGTGGTGACCGAGATGCAAGACGTTGGCGATGCGCTGGTGATGACTGCCGACATCTTTGACACGGCAGACGGTCGGGCCGCGCTGGAGTATGTCAAGGCGGTCTTGGCCTCGGGTGCCTCGACGGGGTTCAGCATCGGCTTTATCCCTCGGGCGTCCGAGATGGTGACGGTTGACGGGAAGCCTGTTGAGCGCTTTACAGAGATTGAGTTGCGGGAGGTGTCAATTACCCCGATGCCCGCTGTGCCGGGGGCGGAAGTCGCCTCGGCTCGTAATGACGATGTAATTACAGATGTGATGGAGGAGGAGTCGCCCGAGCGCACGGACGATGACCTTCTACTGATTGCCGCCCGGGTCGCGCTGGATGCGCTCCCAGCCGAGATGCGGACGGCATTGCTGGAGACGTACACGCCCACGCCCACGCCTACCGAGACGGCTTCGTCTGCGACTGCGATTGTCGCGGATACGCCCACCTCGACGGAGGGTACGCGCTACGTTGCGAAGGCTGTAACGATGGAGGATCGGGTCAAGGCGGCTCGATCAACGTTCGTCCTACCCAAGTGAGACTATCACAATGAAGACCCCCCTTGTTTCCAAGAACCGCGCCGCGAACGAGCTTCGCGAGCAGGCTCACAAGCTCCGTAGCGAGCTGATGGACCCCGCCGCCAGCTTTACCGCTGACGAGGTGGAGAAGCGCACCGCTGATATCCGTGCGCTTGAGATGCGGGCGCAGACCGCCGCCGAGTTCACCGCTGATGCCGAGGTCGCCCGTCAGGGTGGCGACGAGGGCTTGGTGCGCGTGGACGTTGACGGTGGCGAGCGGAAGGATTTCGGTGGCATGAAGGACGCCAACGAGCAAGTCCGTAGCGTTCTCGTCAAGGCGTTCCCGTCCGTGGGTGCCTACATCCGCGCCGCGACCCGTGGCCCGTCCAACGAGAAGGAAGCCGCCGCGCTTCGCTCGGTGGACCTCATGACCCGCACCATCACCGGCTCGACCAACGGCGGCGAGTACCTCCTCCCGCTCACGCAGGTTCCCGAGATCTTCTCGACCTCGAACGCCCAGCCGGGTCTGTTCCAGTACGCTCGCCGCTACAACGTGCCGGGCCGCTCGCTCCGCATCCCGTATCTCCTGCAGGACGAGGGGACCACGACCCTCAACCGTCCGATGGCGGGTAAAATCGCCAACGTGACCATCGTTGGTGAGGGTGCGACCAAGCCGAGCCGTGAGCCGTCGTTCGGTCAGCGGATTCTCACGATGTATAAGTACGCCGCGATCACGGAGTTCGGTGACGAACTGCTTGGCGATGACTTCACCGGCGAGCTTCCGGCGGAGGTCACGGCGGCGGTTGGTGGGCAGACCATCAACAAGATCAACGAGGACATCACCATCGACGGGACTGGCTCCAGCCAGCCGCTCGGCGCGTTCAACACGAACAACACCGCGCTCCTTAAGGTGGCCCGTAACACCGCCTCGCAGTTCAAGGCGGTCGATGCCTTCGCGATGTACGAGCGTCACACGCACGGCCCGAACTCGGTGTGGATGATTTCCCGCCGTGTGCTGGCCCAGTTGTTCGCCATGCAGACCACGAACAACACGATGGTCACGTGGATTCCGAACCTCCGCGACAAGCCGACGATGACCCTCCTCGGGCTTCCGGTCATTGTCACGGACCTCCTCCCGACGCTCGGGACCGAGGGCGATGTGGCGCTGGTCAACGGCGACTTCTACGCGATGGGTCTGCGTCAGGCGCTCACCGTGGAGTCCTCGATCCACTACAAGTTCGTGAACGACATCACCACGTATCGGTTCGTCGCTCGCGCCGGGGGCATCCCGCTCCCGACCTCGACCTATGCCTACGCCATTGACGGCTCGGGCAACAAGGTCGACGAGCATTCGCCGTTCGTCGTGCTGGATGACGCGACCTCGTAAGCGGAAGCTGAATGAGGCGACCGTTGCGGTTGGGGAGCAATCCCCAGCCGCTTCGGTGCTTCCGGCAGAGACACAGGTGCTGGTGCGGGCCAAGTCGATTCGGCTGAACCGGACACCGAAAGGACAATGGATTACGATTCCAACCGAACTGGTGGAACCGTACTTTGCGGAGGGGTTGGTGGCGTCACAGGCACAGATTGACCGAGTGTGGGCGAACGCGGCTCGCGTATTGTCCCCGACGGCAATCTCGTCCTCGTACCACGCGCCAGCCTACGACCCGTCCGCGCTCAAGGTCTTACAACTGACGGCCTACGACCCCGGCTCGTCAGTCTACCGCTACACCAACGCCGCGCTGATGGGTGGCCTGACCTCGGTGCTGGTGCGGCACGGACACACCAACCTGCATTGCGATCTCCGACACTATGACGCGGAAATCGACGCGCAGACCGTTCAGTTGCTGTGCGATACGGCGGATGTCGTGCATAGCCATATGGACTACTACGTCTTGCGGAACGTGTTGCGGCAAGGCACCCGCGACGGGCTGATGCAGGCGCTGACCTATCACGGCTCGGTGGACCCGCAGAACCCCGCAGGATCAATCCGCGTGAACGAGGGCGGCAACGATGACCGGATGGACGCGGTGGTCTTTGGCGCTCGACCCTACCACCACCGCTTCGGGGTCAAGCATTGGCTTCCCATCCCGATGCCCGTGGACGATTACCAAGTCCTCGCGAAAGAGGAAAAGCGGGAAGGCAAGACCTTTCGCGTGGCCCACAGTCCGACGATGCGACGCATCAAGGGGACGCAAGAGTTCCTTCGCGCCTGTGATTACCTCAAGATGCACGAAGGGATTGACATTGAGCCGGTGCTGATTGAGGGCATGGAGCATGGCGAAGCCTTGCGACTCAAGGCATCATGCGATGCGATGTTCGATAGCTTCTGGCTTGGAATGCAGGGGTCTGGACTTGAGGCGGCGGCGATGGGGCTTGCAGTCTTGGCGGGCGATCCCGAGGCGCAAAACGATTTGGTCAAGCTGGGGATTCCGGTGCCGTGGACGGTGGCGAACGACGAGTATCAACTACGGGACGGCTTGGCAAAACTGGCGCGGGACCGTACCTTTCGCCAAGCGGAAGCGGCACGGGTCCACGCCTACGTCCGCCAGTACCACGACTATCCGGTAGTGGGTCGGAAGTACGCAGACATCTTGACCGAGGCAAAGCGCAATGGCCCTCCCTACCGTAACTGACCTCAAGAGCTATCTGCGGATAGAGAGCAACGCCGAGAACACGTTGCTCCAAGCCCTGCTTGACAGGGCAAAGGCGCAGTTGGAAATCTGGATTGATGCCCCGATTACGGCGACCAGCGTGACAGCGGTGGATCGGGC